CGATATGCTCCGAGTTGGTGTTTGAGCCGGCGAACATCATGATCTTGTGCGACGACTGCCACGCGTTGATGCACCCGAGAATTAGGAATGTGCAAGAATGGAAAAGAGCACGAATAGACCGCGGGCAAACCCTAAACCGCCAGCACTAGGGCAGTCGGTGGACATCCTGCGCGAACTGCTGGAGGTAGAACGGGAGCGGCTGAAAATTGCTGTCCGCATTGAGAAAGAGAGGCACATCGTATTTCCGGAGACCTCGGTGATAATTCACGACATTGCAAGGCTGGTTGCCGCGATCGACCGGGGCATCACCGAGGAGATCGCCGGGGATGTTGTCCCCGGTCTGCGGAGTGTTGACGACGTGGTAGGAGGGCTGTAACGATGGCGGGCATAAAGGGCAAGGCGGGTCCCAGGCCGCTGCCGACCGAGTTGAAACTACTCCGGGGGACCTACCGGAGCGAGAGGGCGGCGGAGCATCAACCCATGCCTGCGACCAGAGTTCCGCCGTGTCCGGCGCACATCCTGGGCGAGGCTCGGCGTGAGTGGAAGAGGACGGGGAAGTTGCTCCGTGACATGGGCCTGATATCCGACCTGGACCGCTCGGCCTTCGCTGCATACTGCCAGGCGTGGGCGCGGTGGGTAGAGGCTGAAGAGAAGCTCCGCGAGTTCGGCGTTGTTATTGTCAACAAGGTGAAGGGCGAGATGTACCCGTCGCCGTTCTGGAAAGTCTCTGAACAAGCGGTGAGCCAAATGAGGATGTTCCTGGTCGAGTTTGGGATGACCCCGGCCAGCCGGACGCGAGTTACTGCCGTGCCGGTGAAGGAGAGGAACAATGCCCCGGACCCCAAGGCCAACTTCTTCAACCCCAACTAGCGCGGTGCGGAAGGCGAATCTGGAGGCCCGTTGATGGCCTCTAGCCAGTTCCACTTCGACGAGGACGCAGCCGAGCGGGTTGTCAATTTCTTCCACCTGTTCCTCAAGCACGGCAAGGGCGGTTTCGCGGGCCAGCCGTTCGATCTGCTCCCCTGGCAAGAGAAAATCACCCGTGAAGTATTCGGCTGGAAGCGGGCCGACGGGTATAGGCGCTACCGGCGCTGCTACGTCGAGGTGGCGAAAAAAATGGGCAAGTCCTCGTGGGGCGCGGGAATTGCTCTGTATTTGTTGTTTGCCGACAATGAGCCGGGCGCCGAGGTTATCTCCGCTGCCTGCGATGCCTCCCAGGCGGGCATCGTGTTCGAGATCGCCAAAGAAATGGTCGAGTCGGAGATGGACCTGCGGAAGCAGTGCGATGTCTGGCGGCGCTCCATCGTGGTGAGCAAGAGCGCCAGCAACTACAAGGTCCTGTCTGCCGATGTGAAGTCGAAGCACGGGGCGAACCTCCACGGCATTATCTTCGACGAGTTGCACACTCAGCCGACGCGGGAACTATGGGACACGCTCACCAAAGGCACCGGGGCGCGCAGGCAACCCCTCACCGTGGCCATGACGACGGCGGGATGGGACCGTAAAAGCATCTGCTGGGAAATACACGACTACGCTATCAAGGTCCGGGACGGCATCATTCAGGACGATGAGTTTCTCCCCGTGATATTCGCCGCCGACGAGAAGGACGACTGGACGTCCCCGGCGACATGGGCGAAGGCAAACCCCTCGCTCGGTGTGACTGTCCAGCCCGAATACCTGGAAGCCGAATGCCGCCGCGCCCAGGAGATGCCCGGCGAGCAGAACACCTTCAAACGCCTGTACCTGAATTTATGGACCGAGCAATCGAGTCGGTGGGTTGATACCGCCGTGTGGGATGAGGGTGGGGACGCGTTCGACGAGGATGCCCTGGAGGGACAGGCATGTTGGGCGGGGCTGGACCTTTCCAGCACCCAGGACGTAACGGCGCTGGTGCTGGACTTCCCCCAGGCCGACGGTTCCCATATCTGGCTGCCCCGCTTCTGGGTGCCCGAGGAAGGCATTATCAAACGCTCTCGCAGCGCCCGCGTACCGTATGGCCAGTGGCGAGACCAGGGGTACATTGAGGCCACCGAGGGGAACGTTGTGGACTACGACCGCATCCGGCTGGCCATCCGGGAGCTAGGCGAGCGGTACAACATCCGCGAGATAGCGATAGATCGCTGGAACTCCACGCAGCTTCAGACGCAACTCATGGGAGACGGCTTTACCGTCGTTCCCTTCGGCCAGGGCTACTTCTCAATGGCGGCCCCGTCGAAGGAGTTCGAGAAGCTCGTTGTCAGCCGGCAACTCCGGCATGGCGGGAATCCCGTGCTGCGATGGATGGCGTCGAATGTGGCGGCTGCCCAGGACCCGGCGGGCAACGTCAAGCCGGACAAAGCGCGATCTGGCGAAAAGATCGATGGCATCGTGGCGGGCATCATGGCCCTGGGCCGTGCGATGGTGAGCAAGAGCGACGGCACCTCGGTCTATGACGATCAGAAGGAGAGCCTGTATGTCTAGGTTCAACCTTGACCGCGACGACGCCCGTGTGCTCGCCCCGCTCGTGGGGCTTGCGTTAGTGGTGGTCGGCGTGTTATTACTATCCGTAGCTGCCGCATTCATTACGGCGGGCATAGGCTACCTGGCCCTGGGGGTTTACCGCAAATGGTTCTGACCGAGGCTACCTGATGGGCCTTCTGGCGCGGGCACTCGCTCCGATGGCATCTGCGTCTGACGGGCCTGGCGGCCCTCTCTCCGATTACTGGTATCAACCCCGTGGGACCCTCACCAGTTCCGGCGTGAGCGTTACCCCCGAAACAGCGCTCAACATCGCCACATGGAACGCCTGTCTACGCATCCTCTCCAACACCCTAGCCATGCTCCCCCTCGTAACCTATCGCCGGACGGCGGACGATGGCAAGGAGAGGGCAACCAATCACCCACTCTATGCCGTTCTCCACGACCGGCCCAATGCGCTTCAAACCTCATTCCAGTTCCGCCAGGGCCAGCAGCGCGACCTCGTATCGAGGGGGAATGCCTATGCCCGCATCCTGTCCGGCCCGCGCGGGACCGTAGACCAGTTAGTCCCACTGAGTCCCGACCGGATGCAGGTCGAGGCGCTGAGTAACGGACGCCGCCGCTACATCTATCACCCACCGAACGGCGGCTCACAAGAAACGTTGACGCAGGACGAGGTTTGGCATCTGATGAACATGTCCCAGGACGGCCTGATAGGCACATCGCTCATCGCCCAGGCGCGGGAATCGTTGGGCATGGCTGCCGCCGTCTCGTCGTATGGGGCTCGCGTGTTCTCCCAGGGCGCTCTACACCAAGGGACGCTCAGCCATCCTGGTACGCTGAAGCCGGAGACTCGCGAGCGGCTCCGAGAGGAACTTTATGCCCAACATTCAGGGCTGGCGAACGCACACAAGACGATGATTCTCCAAGAAGGCATGAAGTGGGAAAAAACCTCCATGACACCGGAGGACGCGCAGTGGCTTGGATCGCGGGCTTTTCAGTCCGCTGAGATAGCGGAGTGGACAGGCGTACCGCTCGAACTGCTCCAGCAGCAGGGTGGGGCATCGCGCTGGGGAACGGGCATCGAGCAACTGCTGATCGGATTTGAAACATTCACGATGAATCCGTGGTATGTTTTGTGGGAGCAATCCATCAACTCAGATCTGATAACTGCGCGCGACACGTTCTTTGCCGAGTTCAGCCGTGAGGCCCTGCTGCGGGGCGATGCCGTGAGTCGGGCGAACTTCTACAACACTATGGTCAACATGGGGTCGATGACGCGAAACCAGGTGAGGCGGCTAGAGAATTGGAACACGCTGCCCGGCCTCGATGAACCTCTGACCCCGTTGAACATGCGGCAGGGGCAGGAGGAAGAGGCGATGCCCGCCAAGCCTATCCCGCCGCCGGAGCCGCCGCCTGCTCCGCCAGTGCGCAGAGAGCGCCGAGCCGACTCCATCACGCCTCACTATCGGGCCCTGGTGCTCGACGCTGCCGCCAGGATGGTCCGGCGTGAGACACAGGCGCTGGCCAAGCTCGCCGCGAAACACGCGACGGACAGCCAGGCTTTCCATGCGGCGGCTGCTACGTTCTACGCCGACCACGCGGGGGCCATTGCCGAGGCGCTCCGCATCTCCGAGGTTGACGCTGGCGACTGGTGCTCGTGTCAACGGGCGGCCCTGGCCGAGGGCGGCCTCACGCAGATAGAACACTGGAATGAAAGTAAGCCCCGCGACCTGGCGATGATGGTCTTGGGGATGGAGGAACGCTGATGCCGATGCCGATGCCGCACAAAGACGAAGACCACGACGGCTTCATGGAGCGCTGTCACTCCGA